CGTGAGGCGTCGCGCGGCGGCGGTGGCCGCTGCCGTGACGACCTCGAAGAGTGGGCGCATGGGCTAGGCCCCGGCGCCGGCGGCTTCGACCTTCTTGAGATAGTCGACGGCGTGCGCCTTGGTCATGACGTCATCGCCGGCGCCATGGCGGCGCGCGAGCGCCAGCATGGTCGGCGCGTTCAACATGGCCCAGCCGTCGGGCAGGCCACCGGCCTTGCCGGTCCCGACGCCCTTCGCTGGGTCGCCTCGGGTCGCCCATTTCTCAGCGACAGCGACGCGGGCCAGGTCGCCCTCGATCACATCGCCGGGCTTGAATTTGGTCGGATAGATCGCGCCGTCCCTGGCGCCATCGAATTCCGCAGTAACGATGGCTTTCATCGTCGTGCCTTCTACGTGTCGGGGAAGAGTTAAGGGCGGCCCCAAAGGCCGCCCTACTCCAATCAGGCCGGCGGGTTCGACGTCGGTGCGTTGCGCGGGTGGCCAAGGATCCAGACCCCCGCGACGAAGGCATCACCGGTGTTGGCCGCTGGCGTGATAGTCACCCGGGCATACCGTTTGCTGGTGCGCAGGCCGATTTTTAGAACCTTGTCGTCGTCGCCGAACAGGAAGCTCGCCTCGGTCTCCAGTCCCAGCAACTGTTCATCGGGAATGGCGACGGCATCCGACAGATTGGCCACGTCGCCATGCTCGACGAGCGTCGTAAAGGTGGCGTCGGCGTCGGTCAGAGAGCCCGTCAGGATCGCGAACTCTGCCGCATCGTAGCCCGCAAGGTCGACGATCTGCGATACAAGCGGCGTATTGTCGGTAGCGGCAGCGGCCGGGCTGATACCGCGCTTCAGGTGAATGTTGTTGTGCAGGTCTTGCATGGTGATCTTCCTTTGAAGGCAAAATGAGAAAAGGCGCGCCTCGCAGAAGCGCGCCTTCGATCGATGTCCGGTGTTTGCTGCCCGATCAGGTCGAGCACTTCAGCTTGCGAATGGCCTCAGCCAGCGTCACCGCGCCGCCGACACGCTTCCAGAACAGGAACCGGACATTGCCGCTGGTCGCCTGGGTGAGATTGTCGCGCTGGAGCGACATGGCGAGGCGGTCGACCAGTGTATAGGCCCGGGCGAAGTCGCCGTAGGCGATCGGGTAGGTATTCGCTCCCTCGCTCGGCATGTCGGGGACTTCCACATACGGGTCGCCGTCGATGGTGTTGGGCTTGCCGAGCGCAATGCCGGGCATCCAGATGTACTGCTTGTTGTCGTCCTTGAGCTTTCGGACCGAACCGAGTGTGGTGCGGTTCAGGGCCCAGGTGGCATTGCGCGTATAAGCCGTCTTGATCGCATGTTTCAGGGTCAGGATACCGTCCGCCTGGCCGTTGGCATCCGCCACGGTGGCCGCGGACCCCGAGACGGTCGAGCCCACGTCGGTATTGGTCAAAAAGCCCTCGCACTGGTTAACGCCCGTGCCAGATACGACCTCAGCGCCTTCCTTGACCGCGAACTGCTCGTCGGCTTCAAGCCGCAGCTCGGCTTCCAGATCGAACGCCGAATCTTCCAGGTTCTGCCGACTGATATCAATCAGCGCGCACATCTCCGGAGCCACGATCTCGATCATGCCCCAGGTGAGACCGGTGGTTTCGGTGCGGGTCTCCTGCTCGCCGACGCGGCGCGCGGCGAACTGGCCGGTGCGCTTGGGCAGCATGATGGACTTGGCCCCGGTCGAGCGGACCCGAACCAGGGAGCGGACCGGCGACATCTCGGTGATGCCTTTTATGATCTCTTTCACATACTCCGGAGGCGCCAGGTAGCCGCCGGTGGTGTCGTTCTGGATCGAGAGCGACTTGCACTCAGCCTCGACGTCGGCCAGCACCTTGCGGTGCTCGTCCGAGAGCGGCGTGCCCCCCATCGAAGACAGGACCGCCGCGCGCGCCCAGGTCGCGTGTGTGGCCTTGCGCTGCAGTTTGAGGTCTTCGCCACCGACCAGCGGCCGCTTGAGCTTTAGTTCCAGCCTGTCGATGGTCTCGCGCAGCTCCTGCTCGCGCTCGATCGCGGCCTTGGCTTCCCGCTCGATGGCGACCAACTTCTGGTTCACCTCTTCGGTCCGGGCGAGATCGGCCTCGATCCTGTTAAGCTTTTCCAGGGTCAGGGGATCGGCCGCCCCCTTCTTCTCGATCTCCGCCAGGCGCTGATCGTTCGTCTTCTTGAACTCCTCGAAGCCCGTCATCAGCGGGTCGACCACCTTCTTGACCTCGGCGGCGACGCCTAGACCGCCATCGTCCTTGCGCTCGATACGGCGCTGATTGCCCATATTCATTGTCCTGTCCTTCGGTTCAGGGGGAGAAAACGCTGGCGGCACGGTCACGCAGGCTCGCCAGCTCCTTCGCCGTCCCGCCCTCATCCCGAGGGATCGGATTGGCCTTGTAACCACCGCTGGCAATCGCCTTGGCGGCAGCAATCGAAAACCCGCCTGCATCCCGCAGGAAGCTCTCGAAATCTCGGATGGTCTTGATGTTCCTCGACGCCTTGGCGTCCTCGATCCCGGCCTGGTCGTTCATGCCCCACAGCACGGGGCCCACTTCGTACAGGTCGAGCTTGCTGATGGAGCGGAAGGTCTCGCCGGCCAGCTTGCCGTAAGAACTTTCCACGACCGAGTAGGTGATCGACATGGCGTCGATCGCCTCGGCCATCATGCCTTCGTGCAGGGTGCGGCCGCGGTCGGTATCCAGGGCAATGAGCTGTCCCTCGACTCTTAGGCCGTGGTCGTCTTCCTCCAGCCCGGTCCAGTAGCCGATCGGCAGCAGATCCTCCGACGACATGCCAAGGCCGTGATGCCACAGCATCTTCGGCATCTTGCCCCGGGCCTTCCACTCGGCGAGCGTGTCCCTAAAAGCGCCTTTGACGATCATGTCGCCGCCGTCGTCGATATTGTCGAACACTGCGCCGTAACCGGAGAAAGACCCCGGCTTCGTGTCGCTCGCGAACTTCAGCTCGAACGGCCGGGTGGTACGCAGCATGTCAGTTGCCTCCAGGCGGTAGCGGCGCGGCGCGTTCGGCCTGCGTGCTCATGTTGAGGGGCAGCAGCGGCTCGCCGAGACCCGCGATCGGGTTCAGATCTTCCAGCCGCCGCGCCTCGTTGCGGGTCAGCCAGCCATTGGCGATGCCGCTGGCATAAAAGGTGGCGCGGGCGGTGTTATCGCCGCGCAACAAACCCTGCATGGAAAACTTCGCTAAAATGTCGTCCTCGTCGGGAAACAGGTCGCGGGCCAGCGACTGCTCCCAGTTTTCTATCCACGGGTTGAGCGTGTGGATGACGTGCGCCAGAAAGAACGCCTCGGCCGATGCAAACGTCGCCGTCTTATCGGCGTAGCCCACCATCTGCGGGAACACTTTCAGGTCTCGGCAAATTTCCTCGATCTGGAAGCGACGCGTATCAAGATGCTCGGCATCGACACCCTTCATGCCGAGCGGCGTCCAGGTGCTGTCCATGTCGAGCACGGCCGTCTTGAAGCGGTTCGCCAGCCCGCCCTGGTACTGCGCCCAGGACTCCTTCAGGCGGGCCCGGGCAGCATCGTCCAGGGAGCCCTTTACGGACAGGACGCCGCCGGGCTGCGTGCCGTTGGCGTGGAGCGCCGCGTGCGTCTCCTCCGTGGCGATGGCCAGGCCCACCGCCTCGCGTGCGACCTGCAGGGCATCCAGGCCGGCGGCGCCGGTCCAGCTCGGGCCCCGCAGGTGGAACACGTCTTCGCGCGGCAGGGCCGCTGTTTGTCCATTCAGGCCGGTTAGCCGGTAGGTGAGCGTGTAATCTTTTGCCTGCTCGATCATATAACTGCCGGGCACCAGCGGGATCAGTTCCTTCGGCACGCCGCGGATCCGACCGATATAGGCGCAGCCGTTCCCGAGCAGGGCGGCATGAAACATCATTACCTGGCGGAACTCGAACGAAGTCATCCAATCGTTTGGTCGGCGCGAGAGCAGCCGGTAGGCCGGGTGGTCCTTCGCCAGCTCCTTCGAGCCGTCGGCCTTCTCCCGATAGACTTTCAGCGGCACCTGCGCGATGCCGTCG